CTTCGGCGGCATCTTCTTTCGCGGGGCCGCGGGCTTCTTTTTAACCAGCTTGGGCTGGGGAAGGTCAGGCGCTTCGATCAGGCGGCGGGATTCACCTGTGCGCGTTGCGCCAGAATAAGTCACGTCTCGAAGTATGTGCGCCGGACCCTCGTAAGGGGTGCCGTCCGTAAATGTCCAAGCCATATCACTCTTCCCTGTATCGTTTTGTCTTCGCCGCAATCTTCTTCGGCTGTCTGGAAACCTGCTTCCCAGCCTTAATCGCCTTCCGCTTCAGCGCAGAAGAGCGAGAGTATTCAGAATCGCTCAGAGCCTTGATCGCCTTCTCAGGCAGGTAACGCTCGCCAGTCGCATTCTTGCCCTGCGTGGAAGGCTTGCCAGACTTGGTGCGCCACTTCTGTTTGGTCCAAGCCCTCAATGATTTCTGCGGAGCCTTCATGATGTGTAACCACCGCCCCGCGCCTTGTACTGCTTCGCCAGCATCTGAGCCTTGCGAGCAGACCACTGTCCGGGGCTGCCGCCCTTGCCACCAGCCTTGATGCGCTTGAACAAACTCTTGCGCATCCCCGGCTTGGTGTAATTACCAGCCTCATTGACCGCCATCGATCAGCCCTTCTTCTTGGCTGCGATCTTGCGCTTCAGCGCATCAGGCAACTTCTTCTGCCCCTTGGTCAGCAAGCTCTTCTTGGGACGGCCAACCTTGTTGCCGTACGTTCCTTTACCCTGCGGCATCGCTGTATCCTTCCGGTCTCAATAAACTGCGTGTCTGTAAACCCGGACGCTGAACGTCCTTCAACTTCGGAGCCTGCCTCTCGCCCTTCTTGGCAGACAATGAAGGAAGAGGACCAAAGTCAGGCTTCGTATACTTCGGAGTTCCGCTACCAAAACACATACCCTAATCCTTCTTCTTGTGCCGCCGCGCAAAATTGCGAGCCGCCTCAACACTGCCAAAACCCCAAGCCTTCAAAGCCAAAGCCTTCCGCGTAGGACGACCCTTCTCATCCTTCATCGGACCCTTCATCCCAGCAAAGCGAGCAGCAAAGGAAACACGACGAGGGTTAACACCGCTCTTCACAGGAGCCTTCAGATTCGACCCCTCCTTGCGCTTGAAGTACGCACGGCCAGAAGCAGTCAATCCACCCTTCGGGTTCTTATGCTCCTTCCTCACGACTTCCCACTCCCAAGCGCACCCTTCGCATTCCCATTCCGCGCAGTGCGAGTCACAGCCTCAGGCTTCTTGTCACCAAAACGACTCATCACCAAATCCTCTCAATCAGACAAACCCTAAAACCAAAAAAATATTCAAAGCAACTCACAATTCTTATCGAGCCTTTTTGAGGAATAATGTTTGTAGGGGAGTATTACAGTAACCAACACTCTGACTTTTCCCCCCTACCTCCCCTGTGACACTGAGCGGAAACGTTTCATCCTAGGTCGATACGTACGTTGATGTCACCAGCCACCTGCACTTGACTGCGATCTATCGGCTTGTATCCCGCCCTGTCTAACAAATCTTGGCTTGCTTGGAGCTGTACGTACTCCGATTTGGCACTCTGGGAGAGTCTGCGAGCGGTGTTCAGGGCTGACACAGCACTCAACCCGAACTCTTCATGCATACGTGACATCATGTACGCCTGCACATGTGGTGTCTTCAGCGCTCTGTAAGCACTGACATATCCTGCTTTGCCAGCAGCGTACCCAGCCTTTTCTGCGGCTTGTGCAGGTTTCAACCCTTCCGCTACCATTATATCCACCAGAGCGGTTTGCTTCTCGGTTAGTTTCTTTGCTGTAACGTCGTTCATGTGCGTCTCCTGTAGCCCCCCTCTCCCTCTCTCCCCCCATTGATAGCACGGCTGTAAACCACTGTGTCAACGCACAAAGTGTACGGGGCCATCCCTTCGGGTCGGGCTGCAATGAACAGAGCCTGCGCAAGCTTGTCTCTGCCCTTCGGGTTAGCATCCCTTGTCCAAGAGAAGAGAAGAGAAGAAGAAACCTAATGAATGTGGAGTGTGTGGGCATTGTCCGTCGAAGGCGGCTGGTCGCGTGAGTCCGGCCCTGTCTGGTCGGGTCCGACAAAAGTTTGCAAGGAGTTTCCTCTCTCTCTGGATAGGGCGTCTCTTGGCTCTGTTGCTGAGACAGGAACATCTGGTGGTAGGCACGGAAACACCTTGCAAACTTCAAGCTCGCAAGCTCGTTGTAGGCCCGACCCGTCAGTTCCGGCCACCCACGCCCAGCCGCTTCGGCCGGGCCAATGGGGAAGAGGCGAGAGACAGACATAGAGTTGGAGATAAGACATGACGACGGTTATTGACGCGATCCTTGAGCAGTTCACAAACACGCAAGAGCTTTACATCACAACCAGCAACACCAAAGGCAGGGAAGACGGTTGGCAGACCGTCGACACCTTGCGCTTCATGCGGCAAATGAAGTTGCAGCAGGAAATCAGGTTCGCGGAATACTGGCTACCGCGCGCACAGAAGCGCCTTGAAACACAGCGCGGATGGCTGAAGCATTGGTTGGGCGCCCGCAACGGTGACGAGATTAGCGAGAACAACTATCGTGGAAGCAAGGCGCGAGCACAAGCCGAGCATCACACCGTCTTGATGTTGGAGACCCAATTGCAGGAGGCGCAGGCTGCATACGTCGCAGAGTTTGGCGACGGTTACAGCACCGCACCCGCGACCAACGTCCTGCCGCCAGAGGAAGCGCCCGAGATTGACGCAACCGAGGCCGCCGAACTGAAGGCGCTTGGCATAGACACCTAACGCGGAAGCGACAGACTGAAATCAAGGGGCCATCCGAAAGGGTGGCTCCAAAAATTTCGGTCGCTTCGCTCCCTGTAAATGCCTCGCTTCGCTCCCCCTTTTATAAGCTCAGTCGCTTCGCTCCCTCGCGTTGGCGCTTGCATCTGGCACATGCGACAAGGGCGGAAGGCTGAAAACCCAGGACATCACAACAAGCCGGGAGCCCAACCGCGCACCGCGGGGAGGGGGGCCATGTCTACACGGCGCGGCTCACGAAAGCCTCACCGATCGATGAGTGAAATGAAAAGCATTTTACTTAACATCGCTGCACACTTGCAGTAGTATCAAAGTTGGAGAACAACATGATCAAACCAATTGGAATCATTCATACGCCCCAATCGTGGGACGAGTTAATGAAATGGATTCATGCTCACAGCACAGCAGATCGAGCGCATCTCGTCACGGCTGCGGGCATGGCATGGAACTTGGCAAGCAAAGCTCAGAAGGAGAACACACAATGAGCATTATTAAAATCGATCCGGACCTCACCATTAATATGTGCCTACACATTGCAGACCTTGTTGAGCATCACTTCACTGCCAACTTAGGCTATGACAGTGCATCGCTCTCCAGCATAAGAATTAATGAATGGAGCATCGATGTTACCTTTGATCTTGAAGATGATTTCCAGAAAGACCTCAAGTATGATGAGGTAGTTTACTCTGGTTACACACCCTTCAGTGTCTGTCCTAAATTAAAGCAACCAATAGACGTTGACAGATTTTCTGAAGCCCTTTGGAGTCAGGTTAAAGCTATACCATCCCGTGAGATGCGCGAGCTACAGATCACAGTCAAGCAACTCAATCACATGTCTCACTCTCTCAAGGGTATCAGACATGAGCAAGCCAAGCAGTTTGTCGAGGACATCGTCAAGCAAGCTGGCAAATTTACTCAAGCACTCGAGCATTACAAAGGAGAACAGAATGTTTGATATTCAAGAAGGCACTGAATGGGAATTCCCAGTTGAACCGCAACCAATCTTTGACCGTCTCGGCAATGAGATTGCAGGCAGCCAAGCCGTTGTTCGAACCGACAGCAATGAAGTGCTTGGTGTTCACGGCTCACGCTATCGCATCTTGAGTCATGACGATGTGGTCAACAGCACGCTCGATGCAGTGAAGGAGGCTGACCTCTCCAAAGATTATGAGGTCAAGGTTCATGTAATTGATGGCGGTCGTAAGATGAGGGGTGAAATCTTATTTAATAATATCACCGTCGAACCAGCGATCGGTGACATCGTTAAGTATCGGATCAACTTCTTCAACTCATACGATGCGTCATGGTCATTCTCTCAGGCAGCAGATGGCTTGAGATTGTGGTGTTTGAATGGCTGCACCACGCCAATCGGTACGGCACGCAGCAGGTTCAAGCACACCCAATCAATCAACATCGAAGGCAGCGCCAAGAAGATGGCGAACGGGATCGATGCGTTCATGAACAATCGTGAGCAGTGGGCGAACTGGATGCAGATCAAAGTCTCTGACGAGATGGCCGAGCTGTTCTTCAAGCATACCATTGCCAAGTCACCATCACGACAGCAACTCGTTCACAAATCAAACGAG